TATACTTCATTAGTACAATTAAAAGCATTATTAATTGATTTAAAGAAAACAACCGATTTGCCACAATTTAAATAACAATAAATAAATATGAAAGCAAACGAAGCAATCAAACAAATAAAAACTTTACTTGGTCTAGAGACTGAAGTTAAGTTAGCACAAGCACGTCTATTAGACGGTACTACAGTTATCGAAGCTGAAGTATTTGAAGCTGGTATGGAGGTATTTATCGTAACAGAAGAAGGTAATGTTCCTATGCCTGTAGGTGAGTACGAAATGGAAGGTGGTGAACTTATTCTCGTAGTAGAAGAAGAAGGAATCATTGCTGAAATCAAAGAGAAAGTAGAAGAGACTGAAGAGGAAGAAGAAGCTCCAGCTCCTGAAGCTGAGACAGAAGTAGTAGAGGAAGAGATGAGTGAAGAAACTCGTCAGCCTAAGAAAACTATCGAGTCTATTATCAAAGAAACTCTTTTCTCTGAAATCGAAAAAATCAAAGCAGAAAACGAAGAACTTAAAGCTGAACTAGCTGCTCTTAAAAATGCTACTGAGTTAAGCGCTGTAGAAGATATTAAGCCTATCCAGTACAACCCTGAGAACGAGCAAAAAGCTGAGGTATTTAAGTATGCTAAAAACCGTTCTATGTCATCACTTGACAGAGTGTTAAACAAATTGAAATAAATCTTAAATTAAATAAAATGCCAACATCATTAGACATTACAACTACTTACGCTGGTGAATCAGCAGGTAAGTACATTGGTGCAGCGTTATTGAGCGCAAACACTATCGAAAACGGAGGTGTTACCGTTATCCCTAACATCAAGTACAAGCAAACAATGAAGCGTTTTGACAGCACTTCTTTAATTGCTAACGCTACTTGTGACTTCTCTGCTACAGGAGATATCACTTTGACAGAGCGTGTTCTTGAGCCTAAAGAATTGCAAGTTAACGCTCTTCTTTGTAAGAAAGATTTCCGTTCTGATTGGGATGCGGTTTCTATGGGTTACTCTGCTTATGACAACCTTCCTCCATCATTCCAACAATTCTTAATTGCTCGTATGCTTGGACAAGTTTCTGAAGCTACTGAATTGTCTTTGTGGGGTGGTGATACTGCAACAGCTGGAGAATTTGACGGATTGTTTACTCAAGCATTAGCTGAAGCTGGAACAGGTATTCCTGTAGGACAGTCTGTAGGTGGTGTTACTGTAGACGCTACTAACGTAATTGACGAAATGGGTAAAGTAGTTGATGCTCTTCCATCTCGTTTGTACGGTAAAGAAGGTTTGAAAGTATATGTTTCTCAAAATGTAGCTAGAGCTTATGTTCGTGCATTGGGTGGATTTGCTGCTGCTGGTGTTGGTGCTGCTGGTACTAACGCACAAGGTACACAATGGTACGGAATGGGGTCAGGTTTGTCTTTTGACGGAGTATCTATCTTTGTTGCTAACGGACTTTCTAACAACCAAATGTTAGCTACTACTACTGAGAACTTGTTCTTCGGAACTGGCATCTTGAACGATGCAAACGAAGTAAAAATTATCGACATGGCAATGATTGACGGGTCACAAAACGTACGTTTCGTTATGCGATACACTGCTGGTACTCAAATCGGTATTTTAGAAGATTGTGTAATCTATGACACTACTCTATAATTAATTAATAAACCAAAGAAGGGGAGGGCGGTCTAACTTCCCTCCCTTTTTTTTAAAAACAAAAAAGATATGGCTTGTGATATTTCAAACGGTAGATTAGAAGCGTGTAAAGACGGAATCTCAGGATTAGATGCTATCTACTTCATTAATTACGGTATTAACTACCCTACAGACGTTACTTTCTCTTCATCAGTAGGTTTAGAAGATGTAATTGTAGATGTAGCTGGAGTTACTGACTTGTACAAGTGGGAATTGAAAGGTGCTAACTCATTCGAGCAGACTATTCAAACTTCACGTGACAACGGAACTACTTTCTTCGAGCAAACAATTGTAGCTCAGTTTAAAGTTCTTGACCCTACAACACACAAAACAGTTAAGTTATTAGCTTATGGACGTCCTCACGTAGTAGTGCGTACACGTTCAGGAAACTACTTCTTAGCTGGTCTTGAAAGAGGATGTGATGTAACTGCTGGTACTATCTCTTCAGGTACTGCTATGGGTGACTTCAACGGATACAACTTAACACTAACAGCTATGGAAAACATCCCAGCTCCTTTCTTGGACTGTACAGATGAGACTACGTTAGCTGCAGTATTTGGTTTAACAACTTCTGACATTATTACTTCTTAAGATACCAATAAATTAGAAAAAAAGGAGGGAGGCAATTAGTCTCCCTTTTTTTATTTCAAAACAATTCAGCGCTTTTAAGTTATTAATATATGATAGTAACAACGTCAGACGCTGAGGTTAAGACATTCAGCTTAGTATTAAAAGACCCTGTAGTAACAAAGTGTGTACTTAGGGATGACTCACGCAATGTTTACTTTCTATATGATGTAGAAGGTGTAACTGAGGAAGAGTACTACTATTCAGTTGAGATAGATATCACAGACGATTTGCTTAATAACCGAGTTTACGACTTTAAGCTACTAAATGACGAAGACGAAATAATCTATTACGACCGTCTTTTTGTTACTGACATTCCAGCAAATGAATTTAGCGTTAACAAGCTGCCAAACGGAGCGAGTATATACGTCTCACATAGTAGCGATAACGAATACATAACTTATGGACAACAATAATTTCAACGTCAAGTTTATCGAACTTGCTAAATACGAAACTCCAGTAATCACAGAAGGTAAACGTGAGGATTGGGTCATGTATGGCGAGGACAATAACTACTTTCAGTATTTGATTGACAGATACACTTATTCGCCTACCAACAACGCAATCATTAACAACATAATCAAATTGGTTTACGGTAGAGGTTTAAACGCTTCAGATGCGTCTAAAAAGCCTCAGCAGTATGCTCAGTTTATGACCATGTTCAATAAGGACTGTGTTCGTAAAATGATTATGGACTCTAAGATGCTTGGACAATTTGCTATCCAAGTGCATTATTCTAAAGACCATTCAGTAGTTAAGAAAGCGTATCACATACCAGTACAGCTTTTACGTCCTGAGAAGTGTAATAAAGACGGTGAAATCGAAGCCTACTATTACTCGGACAACTGGGAAGACACTAAAAACTTTCCACCTAAAAGAATCCCATCTTTTGGAACGTCAAAAGAGGCTGTAGAGATACTTTATGTTCGACCTTATTCTGTAGGTATGAAGTACTTCGCTTTAGTTGACTATCAAGGAGCTTTACCGTATGCTGTTTTAGAACAAGAAATATCTGACTACTTAATTAACGAGGTTCAAAATGGATTCTCAGGAACTAAGGTAATTAACTTTAACAACGGACTACCACCTGAGGAGGAGATGGATGCTGTAGAAAGAAAGGTTCTAGGCAAGTTGACTGGTTCAAAAGGTAAGCGAGTGATAGTATCATTTAATCACTCAGAAGCTCAAAAGACTACCGTAGATGACATTCCGTTAAATGATGCACCTGAACACTATACATACCTATCAGAGGAGTGTATGCGTAAAATAATGCTAGGACATAACGTAACATCTCCTTTACTATTTGGTATCAGCAGTAGCAACGGGTTTAGCTCTAATGCAGATGAATTACAGAACTCGTTCATTCTTTATTACAACATGGTTATTCAGCCTTATCAAGATTTAATAATCGAGGCTATTGACCGTGTATTAGGAGTTAACGGTATCAGCTTAAAGCTGTATTTTGAGACGTTAAAACCACTAGAGTTTACTGACCCTAGCGGAAAGGTAGAAGAACCTACAGAACTCAGCTCTCTAGATAACGAAGTAGCACGTGATTTAATCGCATTAGGAGAAGATGTGCCTGACAACTGGCTACTAATAGACGAATCACCTGTAGATTACGATAATGATGACGCAGAGAACGAACTACTAAAAGGCGAAAAGAAGTCTTTATTAAGTAGATTGGTTGAGCTTGTTAGCACAGGAACTGCTAGACCTAACTCAAATAGTGAACAAGACGACACTGTAGAAGGTGTTAAGTTCATTACACGTTACGTATATGCTGGTGAGACTACAGATAAAACTAGACCTTTCTGTAAAAAAATGATACAAGCAGCAAAGATATATCGTAAAGAGGACATTTTACAGATGAGTAACCAACCAGTAAACGCTGGATGGGGTGCTAGAGGTGCTGATACTTATAATATTTGGTTCTATAAAGGTGGTGGTAACTGTCACCACAGATGGAATAAGCAAGTTTATGCCGCATTTGAAGGTACAGGAATAGATGTTAACTCACCAAAGGCACGACAGATAGCAGTAAGAAAGGCAGAGAAATTCGGATATGTAGTTAAGAATGACCCTAAAGTCTCTACACTACCTAAAGATATGCCTAATAACGGATTTTTACCTAAAGAATAATGGAGGCTTTACTAATAACAAGAAACGACTTAGTTAAATTGACTGCGTTAGGAGGTAACGTAGACACTGATAAATTCATTCAGTTTATCAAAATAGCTCAGGACATACACATACAAAACTATCTCGGTACAAGACTACTAGAGCGTATCAAAGATGACATAGTTAATGATAATTTAGCAGACCCTTATTTAAGCCTTTTAGAGACGTATGTAAAGCCTATGCTTATTCATTGGGCTATGGTTGAGTATTTACCATTTGCAGCGTACACAATAGCTAATAAAGGTGTTTATAAACACAACTCAGAGAACGCTTCTAATGTCGAAAAGACGGAAGTAGACTACTTAGTAGAAAAAGAGCGTGATATAGCACAGCATTACACACAGAGGTTTATTGACTTCATGTGTAATTACTCAGCTCAATTCCCTGAGTACAACACTAACAGTAACGGTGAAGTTTCACCTAGTTCAAATAATTACTTTTCAGGATGGCACATTTAAAGATTTACAAGCCTAAACAAGACAACGTAGTTAAATTAATGGTTTACCTTAACTCTATTAAAAATGGCGGTAAAAAAGATAAGTGAATTTCCACAAGCGAACAATGTAAACAACCTTGACTTAGTATTAATCAGTCAGGAGGACTCAGGAAACTACGTTTCAAAGTATGCTGAAAGTTCTGCTTTACGTTCAATTGGTGCATATACGTTTGTGTGTGGTATTAGTCAAACTGGTACTTCAGCTCCTAGCTTAACGGATAACTTTAATAACTACGGTTCATCTCCAGTAGCCTCTTATGTAGGGGTTGGTGAGTATGAAATAGCTGGTTTTGATAACTTACTTACTACGGCTACTCACATAGAGATTAATCTAAACGCATTGCCTACAACAGACCATATAAGAACGGACTATATAGATAGTGACACAATAAGAATTAGAACTACAGTTTCAGGAACTTCAGCAAATGGAGTAATGAATGTTAACGGTTTGTACTTAAAAGTAACTACGTACATATAACAAAACACGGAATATTAGTTAATTAATTATGAGTGACGGAATAGAAAATACAATAGGTTGGGGAGAAGGTTCTGATAATAATACAATAGGTTGGGGACAAGCTCAGGAAGCATGGTGTGAGATAACTCCACCTACACCACCTCCAGTAGGAGCAACCTTGATGAAGACAGGTCAAACCACTTCATATCGAACAGGTGATGACGGTGATTTAGAAGCTGGTAGAGCAACTTCATTTACTGTACTTGCAAGTAATAATCCATTCGGAAACACGAACAGATTCACGAATGAGTTAGGCGGTCAGACATATACTAATAATATTGTTATTGATTGGTCAACTTATAACGGTAGTAATGTGTTAGGGTATTATATAGGCTCATTAGGTGTTAATAGGGTTTTTGATGCAGCAATTGATTGGGGATTAAATTTATCAGTTGGTTTATTTACTTCTGGATGGAGGCTTTTAAACAGAAAAGAACTTGACAATATACTTTGGGATGGTGGCATTTCAATTGCTGACAATTTAAATTATAATCCTTTTAATATTGGAACAATAAATATCGGAACATCAACAAATTACTCAACAACTTGGATAAATAGGGCAACAACTGGAGGGGTAGTTACTACTTCAAAAACAACAGCTTTAAGAACTATTGCTGTACGCACCTTTACAGTAACAGGAACAACTTTAACATAAAAAAATTATGGCAACTTATAAATTTGAACAATTTAACGTAGAGATAGTCAACCCAACAGTAGAGGTTGTAAACGTAGCAGATGCAATTAACGCAAAAACGTGTAGCGTTGACGTAGTTTTGACTACTGACACAGCGACATTCGGAGTTAACTTGCAAGGGTTTACATACACGGAAACTTGGACAGATGAGGAAATTATCCTTTGGGTTAATGACGTAGAATTACCGAAGTACGAGATATGACACTAACTGTTTTACTTGACACAATTAAAAAGCATGGAGCTGTCGGTGTTTTGGCTGCTTGGCTTTTCTACACTAACGAAAGGCTAAACGAAGTTGAACGTGAGCTGTACAGATGTTACGACAAATACCAGTTTTCAACCGATGTAAAAACACGAATACCTAACCACTCTACTTACTACGCAGTGTTGCCAAAAGAAACAGCTATCAAACGTAAAAAAGCGTAATTAAATGGTAAGAAGCTACAAAGACAAAGAGCTTTTAGATAGAGTTAAAAGCCTTGTCAACTTTCAGTACATTCCGCATGACGTTTGGATTCTCGGAGTAAGGTCTAACGAAGACACTACAGACGCATACGATGACAAGTTCTACGTGTTCAAAGGTGAGCAGTTTTTAATGGTAGCTGCTGGAACTACAAACAAAGGTTTAAAAGGAACTGCTGTAATGATGGCTGATATGTGGCACTACGATTGTTATCGCTACGGACTGCATAAAGGCAAGATGCCAGCTCTACGTCAAGTTAAAGGTATTCCATATACAAGAGACTTTGATAAAGACGGTAAAACAGATGTAGTTGGCGAAGTATATACTAATAATATATACATGAACTTTCACGGTTCTACTTATAACTTTGGTTCAGCTAACGTATCTCCTAAAATTGGTGGGTGGTCAGAGGGATGTCAAGTAGTTCAGAACAACGCACACTACGAAAGAATTATAAAACTATGCAAGAATCAAAAGAGCGTAACCTATTGCCTTATAAATGAATTTTAACGCACTCTACATATTTTTCGGTATATTGCTTCCGAATTATTTTAACAACCTTTTAAAACGCTTAAAAATGGCTAAGAGAAAGAAAAAAGACTTAGAGGTCAATATCGACACTAAGAACATTGACATTAAGATTTCACGAAAAGACGGTAAATTCAAAGCAGAGATAGATACTCCTATCATTGATGCAGAAATAACAAAAGACGAAGTAAACGGACTTGACGTAGACGTAACAGTAGACGAGAAAGCTCCAAAAATATTAGGTAATATCATAGCTCGTATTATTCGCAAAGCTAGAGGCTAATGCAAGTTATAAAGCACTCTCGTAACATCCACGAATTAGTAGTAGATGGTAACGAGACACAGGTAGCAATGCTGTCTGACATCCATTGGGACAACCCACATTGTGACTGGGACTTACTCCGTAAACATCTAGACTACTGCGTAAAGCACAACATTCCTGTAATGGTAAACGGTGACTTCTTTTGTTTAATGCAAGGAAGAGGAGATAACCGTAGAAACAAATCTGAAATAAGACCTGAACATAATAACGCTAGGTACTTAGATTCTATCGTAGAAACTGCTGTAGAATGGTGGTCACCTTATGCACATATTTTGACCGTGTTAGGCTACGGAAACCACGAGACTGCTATCATTAAGTTTCAAGAAACAGACTTGCTACAGCGATTCGTTGACTTGTTAAACTATAAGAACGGTTCTAACGTACATACTGGAGGTTATGGTGGTTGGTTCTTTATCCGTCAGAATTTAACAACTACACAACGCAAATCAACTAAGGTTAAATACTTTCACGGCTCAGGAGGTGGTGGTGTAGTTACTAAAGGAGCTTTAAACCTAACTAGAGCATTAGAGATGTTTGAGGGCATGGATGTGTTTACAATGGGACACATTCACGAGAACGCTGCTAGAAATGACGTTAGAGAGCAAGTACATACACATTCAAAAAGCGGACATTCTGTAGAGCATAAACGTATTCATTTGATGCTTACAGGAACGTACAAAGAAGAGTATCAGGATGGATTTAGCGGATGGCACGTTGAAAGAGGCGCACCACCAAAGCCATTAGGAGGTAGGATATTAAAGATTCACACACCTTTTCACGAAAAAACAATCGTAGATAGTACTCAGTTTCCGATTTAATTGTATATTTGAGCATTCCAATTTTTCATAGATTCTTGCTTTAGCCCCTAGAAATAGGGGTTTTTTGTTTTCTGATAAAAAAAAAATGTTGAAAAAGTTTGTTTTTTTGTTGATAT